TAACAACTACAACATACGGCTCAGCACTGAACAAGTGGAGTGGAGAAAACATAACTCATACTTCAGCTTCTTCAGGAGGTTTAGCCGACTCAGATTCGGTATTTACCTTGCACACAGCTGGAGATCCATTCTCACTAGAAGTCGTAACAAGAGCAGCAAGTCAGGTTCTATCAGTCGAAGTAATAGACAGAGAAATCGATACTACCTCTACTACGGTCTCCTTATCAGTCTTCTCTCAGTAACATCAGTACGTGCAGAAGATGAGACGAATAACGTAAGTAATCCAGTTGCAGCAGCCACTGGAAATGTGACCAATCAGGCGGTGCAATTCCAAAATAATGGAGCACCATCTAGACAGCACTATGGACCTAACATCTCGTGCAATGGCAGTACGATGACTTTCTCACCATTCTATATGGGGAATCATACGACTCCATTTGATATAGATGATCACAAGATGGAGCAACAGAACTATACCGTTGCTGAAAACTGGGGAGCACAAATTAACTTTATGGTTCCATTGGACCGTAGAGGATTAAAGCGTTGTCTCTCCATTGCTGCAAGGCAAGAAGAAAAGATGCGTCTTGATTATGAGCTTGTTCGTACTCTCAAATGTGCAGAGCTACAAACTAAGGGTTTCATGCTGAGACCTGGTAGCCGTGTAGCCAGTATGTGTAGCGATGTTATACCTATCTCTGCATATCTAAAAGAAACACAACCACCCACAAAACCTAAAAAGAAATTCGGACTATTTTAATGAGCACATTAAGCGATCAAATAGCTAAAAGAACAGCTGAAGCTACAGCAAAGAAAACAACTAAGAAAACAACTAAATCCACTAAATAATGATTGTACTTATCAAGCCCATCCTCATGGCATTCCTCAGCTCATCTGCTGTTAAAGAGTTAGTTATACAACTACTAGAAGCTTACGCAGAATCTACTGATAACACCATTGATGATAAGGCAGTCGAATTAATTAAAAAGAACTTATTCCCAGGAGGGTAAATGCCATATCAAGTTATTCACATAAAGACTGGAAAAATTATCGGTACCTATAAAACACTTGGAAGAGCTACTGGTAGAAGAGACAAACTAGATAATGAATATGGTGGCTATGCATATACCGTTAATCGTATTCAAGCCTCTAAACAAAAATCTAAAAAAGATAAATTAAAAATAGCCTAATGAAGAAAGCCACTGAAGCCCAATTTAACGAATTACATAATCTCGTCACTAAAGAATTCCTTAAACGGGTCAAAAGTGGCGAAGCTTCTACTCAAGATTTAAAAGCAGCCTGTGATTGGCTTAAAACTAACGACATTAGCGGTATTGCATATGATGGCAACCCACTCTCCAAGCTTGCAGCCGTAATGCCAAAAGTAGATCCAGAATTAGTACAGAGCAGACTTTATGGCAAAAGGAGCGAAATACGCTAACGGTAATTATAAAGCCCAACAGAAAGCGTATAACAAAACAAAAAAGGGTCTCAAGTTACGAGTTAATGCTAACGCAATTAATCGAAAAAAAGGTACTTACGGTAATGGAGATGGACTAGATGTATCCCATAAGAAAGGAAAACAGAATAGTAGGAATGCTAAAGATGCAACCTTACAAAAACCTTCAAAGAACCGTAAGAGCCGATTAAAAATTCGTAAATGACCCCACTACTACCAACCCCTGAACACTATTTATACAACCTAATAACCATGACAAATTCAGAAGCTAAACGGCTCTGGAGAAGAGCTATTAAAGAGCACTTCAATTGTACATGTGTTTATTGCGGAAACAATTATGAAATTCATGAACTTACACTCGATCACGTCAAAGCTAAAACCAATGGTGGAGAGGATCTTACAAGCAATTTGGTACCCGCCTGCAAAAAGTGCAATCAAGGGAAAGGTAGCAGTCATTGGCTCAGATGGATGCGTCAGACATATGGACATAACCCTTTGAGAGAACGACTAATTATTAGTCACATCACGTAAATACACCCACAAAGCAATATTTCGCAGCCGTCCGAAAGGGCGGCTTTTTTTATGGCAAAACCTGGCGACATCGTTGTTGTCAATGGACAAAAACTAAAAGTTGATAATAACGGATTAAGAGCACCATCAAATAGAGAAAAACTAGACGGATTACCTAAATCAGCTGAAGCAGCAGCAAAAGCTGGTTTAAATATGTACACCAAAGATGGTGTTACATATGTAATGAGGTATAAGTCAAGAAAAAAAGAAGGTACAGTTGTTAAAGGTAAAAAAATAGAAGTCGAAAGACATGATGCAAGAACCGCAAATAGATTCGGAACTTCTGGTAATAAAAACAAAAGAGGTGATGCTGAACGAATAGCTTCGCCTGATCCAAAAGTTAGATCTACTGCCAATAAACGTATGGCAGAGTTAAGCGCAAAAGGTAGAGTTGGTCATCATGGATTATTAGTTTCATCTTATGCAAAAGGTAAAGCAGAAGCTATTGCTAAAGGTGGTCCAAAAGCAGGTGAACTATTTGATAAAAGATATGGATTAAAAGGTGGTGCTCATTCAGTTAAAAACATTTATGATGTCACGCATAAAGAACACGATCAAATACATAACAAACAAGAGCCTGAATATTTTAACTCAATTAAAAAGGCAGGTACTCAATACGATCAAATAATGCGTAACTTGAAAAAGTTATTAAAGATAAATGGAATTAACGGAACTAACGGAACTAACGGTAAATCTACTAATGGTCGTACTTTAAAAATCAATGGCGGCTTTGGTAAAGATTTTGATTATAAAAACACAAATTATTCAGATCGACCAAGTGAAACCAGTATGCCTCGATTTAATTTACCAGGAAAAGTAATGACTCCAGATGGAGTTGTATGGCCACTTGCTTGACGTAAACGATAAAACATACATGACCAACCCTTTAGAGGCTCTACAGGACGATTTCAAGCTGTTTCTGACCGCTTTATGGGAACAGCTTGAACTACCTCCACCAACAAGAGCTCAATTCTCAATTGCAGACTATCTACAACACGGTCCTAAACGTCTACAGATCCAAGCTTTCCGAGGAGTCGGTAAATCGTGGATTACTGGTGCGTTCGTGTTGTGGACACTCTTCAAAGACCCAGAGAAGAAGATCATGATTATTTCTGCATCAAAAGAACGTGCAGACAACATGTCTATCTTCTTACAAAAACTAATAATCGAGACACCATGGTTATCTCACCTACAACCAAAATCAGACGACAGTCGGTGGTCACGAATTTCCTTCGACGTTGCTTGTTCTCCTCATCAGGCACCAAGCGTAAAAAGCGTTGGTATTACTGGACAACTTACTGGTTCTCGAGCAGATCTAATGGTATTAGACGATATCGAAGTACCAGGAAACTCTATGACGGAGATGATGCGTGAAAAACTTCTTCAACTTTGTACAGAAGCCGAATCTATCCTTACACCCAAAAACGATAGCCGTATTTGCTACCTTGGGACTCCTCAGACTGTGTTTACTGTTTATCGTAAGTTGGCAGAGCGTTCATACCGTCCGTTCGTTTGGCCAGCCAGATACCCACGTAAACTCTCACAGTATGAAGGATTAATAGCTCCACAGCTACAAGAAGATATAGATAATGGTGCTAAACCTTGGGAAGAGACAGATCCAGACAGATTCTCTAATGATGACCTAATAGAACGTGAAGCATCTATGGGTCGGTCTAACTTCATGCTTCAGTTCATGTTAGACACTTCATTATCTGATGCTGAAAAGTTCCCTCTTAAAATGGCTGACCTTGTTATTACTAGCGTCAACCCAACCAAAGCTCCTGAGTCCGTTGTATGGTGCTCAGACCCAAAGAATGTCATCAAAGAACTCACTACAGTTGGTCTCCCTGGAGACTATTTTTACTCTCCAATGCAACTTGTTGGGGAATGGGACTCTTACCAGGAAACAATTTGTTCTGTGGACCCATCAGGTAGGGGAAGCGATGAGACAACAGCAGCCTTCCTTAGTCAACGAAACGGTTTCTTATACTTGCATGAGATGCGAGCATACAGAGATGGGTACAGTGACAACACTCTGTTAGACATTCTTAAAGGTTGTAAGAAATTTAATGTATCTACACTACTTATCGAATCTAACTTTGGTGATGGTATCGTTGCTGAACTCTTCAAAAAGCACTTACAAAACACCAAACAATCTATACACATCGAAGAAACAAGAGCTAACGTTAGAAAAGAAGACAGAATTATAGATAGTCTTGAACCTGTTATGAACCAACACCGGCTCATAGTAGACAAATCAGTAGTTGAATGGGATTACAAATCTAACCCTGAAGAAGCTCCAGAGAAAAGACTTCTATACATGCTCTTCTATCAAATGTCTAGGATGTGTAGAGAGAAATATGCAGTTAAACATGATGACAGATTAGATTGCTTAGCTCAAGGTGTTCAATACTTTACTGAAGCTCTCTCTATCTCTGCAGAAAGACAAATAGCTCAGCGTAAGCTAGATGAATGGAACTCAATGATGGAAGACATGTTAGACAATCCTCAATCTTCAGCTAATCACTTAGTCTTTGGAATGAATAAAGACCAAAGAGATAAGGCTAGAGGTCTTGAAGACAACAAGTCAGTCCCTACCTGGGTTTAGCTTATTGCGTCACGTATACAGGGAGGAGAAGGGTGGACTCGTCCCTTAAGAGGAAGACATTGCCTACTTCGTAGACAACTCTTCCTCTTTATACTTATCTCGACAGAGGTTTCGAGATACTTATAACACCACTCTACACATACGCTAACGAACGTAATACGTATATCATATATAATATGTATATAGATAAAGAAGATAAGATAGTAGAGATGTTATTACATAACTCTCATGAAGGAGACTTTACCTATCAACGTCCTGATTCTTCTACTTATGTGATGTGTGTAAGAAAGAATAAAGAAAATACTTTCTATATACCAGAAACTCAATTATCTTTAAATCTTTAATGGATACACAAGCAATGAGTTTACCTGTTAATAGTAAAGGTAATCTTAGAAAACATAAACCTATGGAAGTTAACTATATTCCATTATTAGAACCAACCCTTAGAAAAGAATTAAAAGAACTTATTAATGAAGTTCTTGATGAAAGATATGTCTAAAGTAACTCTAATTCATTCCACTCAAGGTGGTGATGAATTGATAGCCTATATGGCTAGAGTCTCCAACCCTACTAATCAACATAATAAAGATAGCTCTAAACTGATTAAGTATCTTATTAAACATAAACACTGGTCTCCCTTTGAGATGGTCAATATGTGTGTAGAGATAAATACAACTAGGTCTATATCTGCTCAAATACTTAGACACAGATCCTTTAGCTTTCAAGAGTTTAGTCAGAGGTATGCAAGTGTAGAAGAATTAGAACTTCCTACTCCTCCCGACTTACGACTTCAAGATCCTAAGAATAGACAGAATAGTATTGATAGTGATGGTATTGATAAGCTTAATTGGCAAGGGTCTATTCAACTTCACTACTCTCATGCCTATAGGTTATATCAAAACTTATTAGCAGATGGTATCGCTAAAGAATGTGCTAGAGAAGTACTCCCGATGGGTTCTCCTACTCGTCTTTATATGAATGGTACGTTGAGGTCTTGGATTCATTACTGTGAACTACGAACAGGTAATGGTACGCAGAAAGAACATAGAGATATAGCAGAAGCTTGTAAACAATTGATTAAAACTGAATTTCCACTTACTTATGAAGTTATTTCTTGATACAGCTGAAGTTAATGATATAGAAGATCGTATGTCTTCTGGTATTATTTCAGGTGTTACCACCAACCCTACCCTTATTAAAAAGAGTGGGAGAGATCCTTGGAAAGTTTATAGAGATATTATTGAACTTGGAGTAGATGATCTGAGTATTGAAGTTATGGGTGACGATTCTAAGGAATTAGTCAAACAAGCTATGAATGTTAATGAGAATTATGGCAATGTAGCTACTATTAAACTTCCTTGTACTGTTGAAGGTCTTAAAGCTTGTAAATATCTTTCAAATATTGGTCTTAGAGTTAATATGACTCTTGTATTTAGTGTTAGTCAAGCTATTCTCTGCTCTTTAGCAGGTGCAACGTATGTTTCACCCTTTATTGGGAGAATGGATGATAATAGTCTTGATGGGATTAAGTTGGTTAACGATATAGCTAATATCTATGCAAAGAATGGGATATATACTAAAGTATTAGCAGCATCTATAAGGGATGCTCAATCAGTTGGAGTGGCTTTTGGTGTAGGAGCTGATATATGTACAATTCCTCCGAAAGTCTTTGATAATATGGCTTCTCATGTGCTTACAGATAAGGGATTAGAGCAGTTTCAAAGAGATTTTGAAGGTTGAGCTGGATTATTCCAGGAATATGTCTTATATGTCTAGCTATTTACTATTTCCTGTTCATCTTCCCTGAAAAAATGCCATAAATTTCTGAAGTCTATTATCGTATGACGTAGGACGCAGAAACCCCTCATGGGGTGGTCGCGCGCGCGGTAGTTGGTATCGCAGGTGCGCGGTAGATTGATAATCTCCCTGAAATGACTAGGTTTTGGAGACTTACTACCGCGTGCAGGCGTCATGTGCAGGCGCGGTAGTTGGTTCACGCGCATGACGTGAGCTTCAGGCGATCTGTCTGGTCAGCAAATCAACACAATCTCTTGACCCATTGCTATCACTGTGATATTGGCTGCCTTGTGCCACTTTGTTGAACTGGCACTTCCATTGCTATCACTAGGGCTGTAACATTTGATACTTGAACAGTGCTATCCACCGTGGTATATTAAATCTAGATTGATTCTTGAAGATTGAGATCTTTCGAACTCTCGTTAGAGGGTGAGAGAGTTCTCAAGATTCAATCAGAATCAACTACCAAAGAACTTTCCAAGAATCTCGACAACTGAATAACTCCCAACGATTTACCTGGTTGAGTAGCTGACTAACGAAGCCTCCAGGAGATGCCAAGCAGGTAATAGGGAAATGTTGACATGAACAGGAGCAGCCGTTCGGCTCACTCTCTACATGAGTTCAGGTTCGAGACCTGATCTGCTCCGTTTGTTTATATATTTTCTCATGAAAAAACTAATACCATTCACACCTCAAGGACTCACAAGTCCTGTTGCATTGGTATCACCTAACTGCAGTCAATTAGTACTGGATGTACTAGAGAATAACTGGGATAAATCCAGTTCAGGACTAGGTGATCACCACTATGTGAATAGTGAAATTATTAATGATCCTGATGAGCTTCAGGAATACTGGGAAGAATACAGCGTGTGAGCTGAGGATCGAATCCTCTTCTTCTTATTGCCTTGCAATGAGCAAGGTTAATTATTAACCATGTCATACAAAATCGTCAGGTATTACTTTAACAAACCTGCATATCAGTACACGATTCAGCGTGGCTTATCTCTAGCTCAAGCACAAGCACATTGCAGCGATAAAGAAGCAAGTTCAAGTACTTGTACAAATCGAGCTGGTATTGCAAGGACTCAACGTGTTGGTCCTTGGTTTGACGGATACACAGACGAATAGCTTGAAGGTCGTAGCAAGGGTTCGACTCCCTTGCAAGCACTGGGATACTACATCCCAATTGTTTTTATTTAATTGTTCATTATGCGTCACTACGAAGTAAGGGTGCCTTCAGCACCTTATGAGAATACATCCTTCCAATCTTTAGAAGATTGCTGGGGTTTATGTCTCTATTTATCTGAAGTTCATGGATATGCCGAAGTCATATTTCGTGCACTAAATGGTAATCAATCACTAATGGGTTCCTATACCAATGGAGCCTAGCCTGAGTGGTTTAACTGAGGTTCGACTCCTCAGTCAGGCATAGGGATTCACTTCCCTTTTTATTACATCGTTCATTAACAACATGCGAAAGATTGAAAGAGAAATGATTCAAGCAATCATTGACCGCAAGGACTTTAAGAAAGCAAACACTGAAGTTCTTATGGATGTCGACAACTCTTTTGCTTCAGTCTATTTACATGGTAATCACATTGCCGAGTATGACTGCAGTGATTCGTCTTTAGTTATCAATCATTGCGGATGGAAGACAGTAACAACTAAGTCAAGACTTAATAGTCTTATTCAGTTTGTACTTGGTGGTACTTGTCACTTAGGTCAGCGTAACTTCGAGTGGTTTTTATTTAAAACAACTAGCAAGGATGCTGATACTTATGTAACAACTAGCACTCCTATTCCTGATGGTTGGTTAACAGTCTGATTGGTGAAGGTAGGGTTCGACTCCCTACCCAGACATCAGGGATTTAACCCTGTAATTGTTCACTTAATTATCAACATGATCAACATGTATATCACAGTACCAACTCGTACATCTACTGCTATTGATTCACTTCAAGTAGATCTATTAGCAAGGAAGGCATAC